ACGCTGGCCGGCGAGCGCCGGAGGGCACTGACCCCCACCCCGAAAAATATCGGACCCGGGGGGTGGGCGGGCGAAATGACCGCCAGGTCACGATTTTTTTTCGAGCAACCGAAATTTTACCGCGTAATGCCTGGTCAGCGTGGGGATTTCCCCGACTGGATGGTCCTGGATGGTCAGGAGGGTGGCCCTCGATGTTCAGCGAAGCGGCGCAGAGCCTTCATGACTCGCTCATCGACGAGAAGGACCCGGCGTGGCTGACGGTGCTGATCGTCGAGGCATCGCGGATCGTGGATCGCCTCGAGAAGCTCAACGGCTTGCTCAGTGGCGATATACAGACGTGGCTGCACCTGGATCTGGGCCGCGATTCGGTGATCGAGGTCCGCGTCGATGACGCGCTCAAGGAGGCGCGCAGCCAGATGGCGACGTTGGGCCGTGTGCTGAACCAGATCCGCGCAGCGAAGGCGGCGAAGCCCGGTGACGGCGCCAAGCGAGCAGACGTACTCGCCGGATTGTGAGCGGCTCGCCGCCGAGCTGTTCCCTGATCCGGATCCGGCGGTCTTCCCGACGCTGACGGGCCGACAGGCTCCGCACCACCTGTCGGTGTTCGACGGCGACGACACGCTCGGCCACAAGTCGATCACGCTGGCTGAGCGCGTCACGCAGCCGACCATGCCGTGGCAGCAGGGCAACCTGCGGGCGTTGCTGCGGCGCGATGACAACGCGTGCTGGACCCACTCGGACGCGGTGCTGCTGTGTCCGCGGCAGAACGGCAAGTCGGAAGTGATCTTGCTGCGCTGCCTGTTCGGGCTGTTCCACCTCGGCGAGAAGATCATCTATTCGGTCGCCCGTTGGGATCCGTCCGGCGTGGAGCTGCACGAGCGGCTCGTCGCGATGATTATGGGCGAGCCGAGCTTGCGCGATCGACTCGCGAAGAAGCCGACGAACTCGGGGCAGCGCGGATTGATCCAGCTGCTCAACGGCGGCGAGATGCGCACGATGACGCGCTCGACCGACATGGTCCGCGGCATGACCAAGCTCGACCTGCTGATCTGCGACGAGGCCTACAACCTCGATCAGGCGGCGATCAGCGCCACGAACTACGCACAGATGGCGGCCCGCGACCCGCAGACGATCTACACGTCGTCGGCGGTGAATGCGACCGAGCATGCGAAAGGCCATGTGCTCGCCGGCCTACGCCGACAAGGGCTTCGGCGCGATGAGGGCATCTATTTCGCGGAGTACATGGCCCCGGCTGAGATGCCGCACGACGATCCGGCGACCTGGCAGTACGCCAATCCGTCGTACGGCGTCATTGCGAACGAAGCGAAGATGCGAAAGCCGTTGCGTACGGCCACGACTCAGGCAGGCCGCATTGCGTTCGGCGTGGAGGCGCTGGGCCGCGGCGTGTGGCCGGTCGACGAAGAGATTCACGAGCCGGTGATTCCCACGGAGGCGTGGTCGGACATGACGGACTTGAACGTACAGCTGACCGGGCCGGTGGCGGTGGCGGTCGACCGGACACCCGATCGCGGAACGTGGGCGATCGCTGCGGCGCAGCGTACGACCGACGGCCGGGTGCATGAGGAAATCGGCTACTTCCGGCAGGCGCAGCCGGAGGCGGTCGTCGACTATCTGCTCGACCTGGTCGAGCTGTGGGATCCGTGCGCGATCGCGATCGACGCGAAGTCGACGGCGAACGTGCTCAAGCCGCTGCTGATCGAGGCCGGCATCGAACCGGAGATGACGACCTCGGTGACCATGTCGGCCGCCTGCGGCGGGTTCCTCGACGCGGCGCTGGGCGGCAAGCTGTCGCACTCGGACCAGCCGATGCTGACCAGCGCGGTGATCGACGTCGAGAAGCGGTTCATCGGCAAGAGCGACACGCAATTCGCCTGGGGTGGACCGTCCGGCGCGGTGATCGCGCCGCTGGTGGCCGCCACGCTCGCGCACTGGGCGCTGCAGACGTTCGGCGTGATCGTCCCGAAGGCAGCCGCACCGTCAATGGGCGGCGGAATCGCCGCGAAACAGGAACTTTCGACCGATTGGGCGCCGAAATCGACCGGAATCGACGCTCTGACAATGGCTTTCTGATGGCAGGAGGTGCCCGTGACCGCTCCCGCGACCACCAAGGGCCGTAAGCCTGCCGCGCCGGCGGGTCCGCCCAAGCAGGCGACGACCGAGATCGGCTATGTGAACGGTCTGGGCACCGATTGGGCGGTCTGGGACCGTTTCGAGCAGGTTCCCGATCTGCAATGGCCGCGGTCAGTGGAGATCTACACGCGAATGTCCCGCGAGGACAGCCGGATTGCGTCGGTGATCAACGCGATCATGCTGCCGATCCGGCAAACGCAGTGGCGTATCGAAAAGGCCGGCGCTTCGGATGAGGTGACGCAGTTCATCGCCGAGAATCTGTCGTTGCCGGTGGCCGGCGACGACACGGTGCAGCAGATCCCGCGGACGGGCAACCGTTTTCAGTGGACGCGGCATCTGCAGGAAGCGCTGTCGATGCTGGTGTTCGGGCACAGCTTCTTCGAGACGATCTACCGGATCAACGAGTCCGATGGGCGGTACTGGCTGGCCAAGTTGTCGGCGCGGCCGCAGAGCTCGATCATGCGGATCATGACCGGGCTCGATGGCGAGCTGATCGACATCATGCAGTACAGCCCGGCGACGATGGGCTTCATGGGGTTCATGGCAGCGCCGCCCCTGGAAGCCAGTGACATGACGGCGATTCCGGCGAACAAGCTCGTCGCCTATGTGCGCGAGCCGACGCCGGGCGTATGGACCGGCAATAGTCTGCTGCGGCCGGCATACAAGCACTGGGTGCTTAAGGATGAGCTGCTGCGGATCCAGGCTGCGGTGGCACGCCGCAACGGCATGGGCGTCCCGGTAGCGACGGCGCCCGATGGCGTCACTGAGGATGAGGACGTTCTCAAGTACCAGCAGATCGCGTCGGCGTATCAGGGCGGAAACCATGCCGGTGTCGGTCTTCCGTTCGGTGCCAAGATGCAGCTGCTGGGCGTGCAGGGCAACATGCCAGATCTGCAGCAGGCGATCGAATACCACGATAAGCAGATCGCACTCGCTGGCCTGGCGCACTTCTTGAACCTGGACAAGGGCGGCTCGTATGCGCTGGCAAGCGTGCAGGCTGACACCTTCACGCAGGCGGTGCAGGCGATCGCCGAGACCGTGCGCGACACCGCACAGCAGCAGGTCGTCGAATCGCTCGTCGATGTGAACTTCGGTGAGGACGAACCTGCGCCAATGCTGGTCCTCGACGAGATCGGCAGCATGCAGGACGCAACGGCAGCAGCCCTGCAGATGCTCGTCGCCGCAGGGATTCTCGTGCCGGATCCGCGCTTGGAAGCCTACGAGCGCCAGGTGTTGGGGCTGCCGGCCGCCGATCCGGACGAGGACGACGACGAGCCGGACCCAGAGCCTGCAGAGACCGACCCACCCGAGACGGCGATCCCGGTGGTGCCGGAAATCGCGGTGCCAGAGAACAAATACCGGTCGCGACGCGTGCGATCGCGCCGGATCACGGTCGAGCCGAATGGAGCGCTGACCCTATGGTGAATCTTCCGAAGGCCAAGGGCCCCTGGTACGAGTTTCGCAACCAGGCTGGTGCCGATGGCCCGGCCGAACTGCTGATTTATGACGTGATCGACGAGTGGTTCGGTGTCTCGGCGTCGACATTTGCTCGCGACCTGGCCGCACTCGAGGCCGATGAGCTGACCGTGCGCATCAATTCGCCCGGCGGCTCGGTTTACGACGGCATTGCGATCTTGAACAGTCTGCGCGGCGCCCGGCAGACGATCACCACCGTGGTCGATGGGCTCGCCGCGTCGGCCGCAAGCTTTATCGCCATGGCTGGCCAGGAAATCGTCATGATGCCCAACGCCGAGATGATGATTCACAATGCATCTGCGCTCTGCGTAGGCAATGCCGACGATATGGCCCGTACCGCAGCGGATTTGAACCGAATTTCGGCGAATATCGCCTCGATCTACGCCGATAAAACGGGCCTCCCGGTCGATTTCTGGACCGAGCAAATGGCCGCGGAGACCTGGTATTCGGCGCAGGAGGCCGTCGACGTCGGCCTGGCAAGCCGCGTCGGCGCGCCCGATTCGGCCTCGAATCAGGCTGTGAGCGCTCGGAATTCGTTCGATCTGACCTATTTCAACTATGCCGGGCGGGCGAAAGCGCCTGATCCGGTGATCGAAACCCCTTCTGTCGCAACAGGCGCGAAGGATTCACAGGAAAAGGAGGCCGTTATGGCCACTCTCAAGGAGAGCCTTGCGGATCGCTTCGGCTTGGATGCCGACGCGGACGACGAGGTGTTCACCAAGGCGGTGGAGGATGCTCTCGCCGCGAAGGATGGCGACGGTGAGCAGGATCCGGTCGAGCCGACCGTCGAGCAGGCACAGAAGGTGGCGGCTCAGAACGGCCTGGTGCTGGTCGATTCGGGGGCGCTGGAGGATCTGCAGCAGAAGGCCGCGCTCGGTGCGCAGGCTCGGGCTCAGCAGATCGCCGATGCCAACAACGCGAAGGTTGACGAGGCGGTTCGGGCCGGGAAGATCGCGCCGGCAC